TCTTGACCACAATTGTAAACCGTACAATGGTCAATGTTTGCTACCTGAGTCTCTGAGCTTCCGTGGTTCTGCATATGAATGCCGCCACGGTTAAACCCATAAATAACACAATTATCTATTGAGTAGTCAGCATTCCAGTTTCCTGTGTATATACCGTCTTTACTACTACTTACATCTGTTGACCAAACAACATTTCGGCTTATTAGTACATCACTAGCGATTACCCGTATGCCTTCGTCTGAGGCACCTGCTGAAGAGCTTAGGTGGATTTCGAGGTGATGTATGTATGTAAAGTTTTCGCTAACTGTAATAACAGCAGAATTAGAAGTGGGATTTGTGTGTAGTCTAGCGTGCCCTGTACCTGCTACACCGCTATGTCTGTTACCAGAACTAGCGGTTAACTCTATGTAGCTTGTGATCGATGCCGTACCACTTATACCGCTAACATCAACCTCTTCCGTGTACTCAGCAGAATCGATGATCTCGATCTTACCAATGCCGTCAACACCAAGCGTGTGATTAGCAGCCATCCACGACATAGCACTCGCTATAGTAGTATGATCCGCACCTGACGCCCCAACTGTACGAGTATTAGCCAAGAGGATCTTCTCCGTCGTTAGCTAAGTTTAGTAGGGCAGCTTTCACTTGAGTTTTTGTTGCCTCTATTCTACCGAACTCTTTTAATTTTTCTTTAGCAGCAGCAGGCATAGCTAACCTAAACTTACGAGGTAGAACAAATACAAACCTATCTTCCTCATCGGGGGATGTGAATTCACGGTCTGCTATCGTGGCAGCTCGGTAGTGCTTGGCTAGGAGGCGTTTAGCTCTTGTAACAGAGATACCTATTATCTTAATAATCCAAGTATGGCCATCCCAGTCTTCAGCAGCATTTCCAGCAGCTACCCACTCAGATTTGTCCTCGTTAATAGAGAACTTATGAGAGTCTGTAACGATGGAGATGACATCACCACGCTGGTGGCTACCGTCTAAAGAAGCTTTGTTCCAAATTAAGAGTTGGCACATACTAGATCTTATGCATTACCAGCAGTAATAGTCATAGATGTTACAGCTACATTAACACCAGCTGTAAGGGATACAGTATTTAGATTAAGGTCACTGCCGGAGGTTCCAACATCCCCATCTAATACAAATGTATTATCAGAGTCTACAATCCTAAACCAAGTAGCTGTAATAGTAGCATCTGCGCTAGTATCATCTGAGATAGCGCTAGCTGTCCATACTCCTCCAGATGCAGCAGCTGCAGAAGGATCAGTCATTACAAGCTCTGCACCTAAAGTTGTAGCTGTACCTCCGGTAGCTGGCCTAGTTCCATTATAGATTCTAAGCTTAGCAGCTCCTGTTCCTGCGTCTAAAAGAGCAGTTATCTCATCCAGTTGATTATTCCGCAAAGCGGCTAAGTAACCTAAAGCCATCTGACTATGCTCCTATCAAGTAATTTTTAGCTGTCTTAGCTAAAGCTTTCTTAGCAGCTTTCTTAGCTTCTTGTCTAGTAGAAGCAGCTCCTATGAATCGCTCAACTACTTCCCCATCTTGCTTGTACATCACAGCTACAAAGGAGTTATCCTCAGCTATCATAATCTCAGGGTAGACAGTATGGGTCTTTAAAGAAACTCCAAGAGGGGTAGAAGAAGAGCTAAATAAATTAGATAAATATGATCTGATTCCCATGAGGGGTACCTATATTAAAATACACTGTTTAAAATATGGACACAATACCAGTAGCAGTAGTTGCTGCCCTGACTTGAGTACATCTTATATTTAAAGTCTGCCCGGCAACTACTGCAAAAGTCACATTACCAACGTCACCTCTAACCCCTAGCATTCTTACTACTAAGTTACCTGCTCCGCCAATAACAATCTGACGAGATACATTAGCTAGATCAGCATCAGCGGGGGTTACTGCTTCTGCGTTATCTCCAGGAGTTATAGAGCCTGACTCTGAATGGTTTGATATTGTCATTGGAAATGAATTAGGCATGTCTATAACTCCTATAAAGATTAATAAAGATAATAGATAGTAATCTATTTACTTAGCTGCAGCGCCAGAGGAAGTAGATCCATCAGCGTTACCTTTATGTTGCTTAGTGCTGCTGGGGTTTAGATGAGTCTTCTCAGTCGTCCCCATATCTGGCTCTATACCTAAAGCCTGCTGCTTAGCTAGCTCTGCTTGCTGTTGCTTATATTCTTCAATAGCAGCTTTCTTAATACCTGCCATCGGATCAGCTTCTTCAGATGTGAGAAGTTCACCTTTAGTAACATCTCTAAGACCCTTACGAATCTCTTCATCTAAATAAGCAATTGTATCTTCATCATCTGTAATGAATTTGAAATTGATAAATATAACAGCTTTACCTTCTTCAGTTATCATTCGCATAGATCTACGAGAAGAAGCATAGTGCTGGAATCTGGGAGATGTATCTGCTTTAATAGTCATCGCTGCTGCTGCTGATGTAGTCATTGGGAGTATCCTGTACATGTTAATTGGGAGGGAGGGTGGATCAGTGTTACCTAAAAAACCGCAACTCCCAGAAGGAAGCGCGGCTATAAGGTAGAGCTTTTAAGTTTTTAGCTAAGTATATCTAGCCAGCTGCAGCTGCAGTAAGGTTACGAATAACCATGTTAGCTGGTACATTCTTAACAACTGAAGTAACCTCAGTAGTAAGAGTACCACCAACTGCATCAATACCATTATCCTGAGCTTGATTACCTGCAGTGTTAAACTCTTTATTCTGAGTCTTACGACCTGCAAGATAAGCTAAACGGAAGGTAGGTAGATCAACACCTACAGCCATCTTAGCCCAAGTGGAGTTAGTATTAAACAAAGGATGCTCAATAATGCGGAACTTACCACGAGAGATAGTAAGAGTAGAGAACTGCAGACCAAAGTTAGTCTGACCCTCATGCAGCTGGTAGGTTCCGTTCAAACGTCCAATGTTATTAAGAACTACTTTAGCCGCTCCGCCACAGAAGAGAACTCGCTCATTAGCTCCTTTAGGATCAGTAGCTTGGTTAAATACTGGATCTAAGAAACCTTCCAACTGAGTCCAGTTAGTAGTCGCACCAGCAGTGAAGCTGTTAACTGCACTATAGCTAGAAGGATAGTTAGAGATATCCTCTACTAGATTAAGCAAGCCATCCATTGTACGGAAAGGCTGACCATTACGAGTACCTTGAGACTTCTGACCAAAGAAGATAGCTTTCTCAATGTCAGCAGCATGTAAGGCAGCAACATCTTGACGACTCTCAGCATCAACAGTCTCTCCAGCAATAACCTGGGTAGCTTGTGCTGAGCCAGATACTGCCCAAGTGTTACGAAAGATCTGAGTCAGGTTAGTGACGCGAACAGGTACAATGTTATTAGCATTAGGACGGTCGCTAGATTCTTCGTAAGCATTACCTACTTGGAACAGATCATCATCATCATTAACAGCGGCTGCAGCTACAGAACCCACAGAGCGATTAACAGTAATCTGAGTAGCATTAGGTACGGAGTTGATAATAATATTCTCTCCAGTACGCTCAATACGCATGATCATACCAGGAAGCAGATTGGTAGTAGCATCTACAATGAATGTAGTATCTCCTGCTAAGTAACCTGCTGCTAGATTAATCTTAGCTTCAGGGAAGATCATAGTCTTAGAAAAGAAGCCATGCTCAACCTGAACAGCTGTCTCATCAGAGAGCATAGAAGTAAGGCCGAATAAAGGAGCTGTACCGTTTGGCATCAGTCGAGTGATCATAGCCGCGAATGACTTCTTAGCTAGATCTGTTGTGTAATTACCTGTGTTAAAAATTCCAACAGTCATGATTATATCCTATTAGCCAAGCGGCTATAATTTAAAAACTAAAGTTACCAGATAACCTGGCTCCTAGTAAAGGTCGTAGGTTGCAGCTGCAGTCTTAGTAAGAGTAAACATCTTACTAGATTGAGGAGCTACGCTAAGGTTGTTATTTGTACCAACCGCTGTGATACCAACTCCAGCAGCAATAATTACATCAAATGCACCGGCCTGATTATTACCTACATAGAATGTATAGCTATCGCCTACATCCATCTCAGGCCATTCAGCCGCAATAAGAGCAGCAGTAGGTAGCGTATAAGTAACATCGCTAGTAAGAGTTAAGCCTTGAAGAATAGCTCCGCCGCTAAGTTCAGCAGTAGTGATAGTCTCATCAGACTGAGTGTTGTAATTCTTAGGAGCTACATTAGCACTAAAGCCAACTCCTGCTCGTGAGGGCTCAGAGATTCTGCTCCCATTGTCTACTGGTACTCTGTGAAATCCCATGGTAAATCTCCGAAAGATTAAAGTAAGGTAGTAAAGTAAAATATAAGTTAGGCTTATACCTAACTCTCTAAAAACATTGCCCAGTCAGTATCACCTGCTCCATTATCATTAAGAGTCTCTTTAGGAGCGAACTCTGCTCCCATAGCTATAATGAAATCCTGGGTCATCTTAGTTATTTCAGCAGGAGGCGCGTCAGGGAACTTACCTATTAGGCGCTCTCTAGTAGCATCTGCTATGGGCTTTATAGCTGGGTTCTTAAATAAAGGGTTAGTTTCTGCAGAATGGTTAGCAATGGCTTGAGATCTTACTAAATCTGGTATTGTAGCAGCTTGGTCAGCTACTGCTTTTGCTACTGCTTGCTCAGTCAACTGGTTGTTAATAAGAGTAGACTGTACCATTGCTTGTTGGATGCTAGCATTAACTATCTCAGCCATTGCGGTAGAAGCTCCTTCTCCTCCTCCTGCTATAGCTGCATGCTGTTCAGCAGTTATACCACTAGAGAAATCTACTTTACCGAAGGTCTTAGCTAAGTCTGCTGCATTTAAAGGGGCGGGGGGTTTAGCTGGGGCTGGTGCATTTGGATCAGTAGGTTTATCTTGCCATAACTCCTTATATGGATCAAGAGGGTTTTCATTTTTTGCTGCCTCAGCTGGTACTGTAGGGTTACCTTCTAAGGTAGCAGGTGTAGTTTGAGGAGGTATATTACCTTCTGTAACTGGCGCTACTGCTGGCTGAGGGGCTGGCTGTTGTTCTTGGGTTTTAAATATATCCATAAAGCTCATAATAAGTACTCATTAAGTTAGTTGGGGGGGGGGGGGGGGGGGAAAAAAAAAAGATAATTATAGGGGA